GCGCATCCTGGGTGGTGTCGGTCGGCGGGATTCCCATCGCCAGCTTGAGCGCATCGAGCGTCAACAAATCGAACGTGTCGGCCGGGGTGATCACCTTGATGATGATGTCGGCCATCACTGCGCCTCGGCATGGAATTGCGCGAACAAGTCCCGCAACTCGAGACGCGGGCCCTCGCTGTCGTCGCTCATGATCGGCGTGGCCGCATAGGCTTTGCGGTCGATGTGCCACTCGCGGATGGTGGGCGCCGGAGCCCCCGGCGTGCCTCTCTCGCCAGGGGCCCCGCGCTCGCCGGAGGGTCCAGCTTTGCCGGCCCGCCCAGCGGACGCGATCAACTGCCAACCGTCGCCCGGGCACGGGCCCGGCGCGTCCTGGCGCGCGATGAAACTACAGCCGTTCAACGCCACGATATTCAGGTGGCCGTAATCAGCATCGGCGCGCCACGTCCCGCAGATCACCGGCATCACCGCATCGCGCCCGGCGACCGCGATCACCGTCCAATCATCGTGCGGCGGCGCCTTCGCGGTATCGCACCGCGCCTGATAGGTGCTGCCGAGATGCGCGACCAGATCGCCCTCGTAATGCACGTCGCCATCGACGAATTTTTCGCACGCGGCCAAGTCGCCGCGCGGTCCCTTCTCGCCGCGCTCGCCCATAGGGCCGGCTGGGCCGCCTTCGCCGCGCTCGCCCTGCGGACCGGCCTTGCCCTCGATGCCCGGCGGACCAATTTCGCCGCGCGGGCCCATGGGCCCGGCTTTGCCTTCGATGCCCGGCTCGCCGCGTTCCCCAACGGGGCCAACCGTGCCAGCGGGCCCGGGCTCGCCGCGTTCCCCAATGGGGCCCGCCGCGCCGGTATCCCCTGGCGGCCCGGCATCGCCGGCCGCGCCGGGCGGCCCCATGGCACCAATCGGCCCCTCCGCGCCGGGCGGCCCGCTATCGCCCGCCGGGCCCGCCACGCCGCGTTCGCCGGGCGGGCCGCTATCGCCGGCCGCGCCCGCCGGTCCCGCAACCCCGGGGCCGCCTACGGGCCCTGGCGGGCCTTCTTTGCCGGTCTCGCCGGCCGGTCCAATGGGCCCCGGATCGCCGGCCGGCCCGGGCGGTCCTTCGATACCGCGCTCGCCGATGGCGCCCATGGGGCCCGCCGGTCCCGGATCGCCCGCCGGCCCCGGCATGCCGTCGACACCGTTGCGCAATTGCGCCAGCTGCGCCGCGATCATCTCGCGCAAGTCGGCCGGAATGGTCGCGATCTGGGCCCGCAACGTCGCGATGGTTTCCGCCGATTGCGCCTGCATCAGCGCCAGTTCGCGGGCCCATTGCCGCCGCTCGGTATCGAGCACCTCGGCCAACGCTTGGCGGAATACCTCAATGAGATAATCGGCGTCGTCCGATGCGGTCGGCGTTGGCAAAGAGGTTTCGGACTTCCCGTTCGATGTCATCGCGTTTGGCCTTCGGCTCGGGGGGCTTCGGCGGCTCGGGTGGCTTCGGCGCCGGGGGAGCGGCCGGCGGCGCCGGTGCGGCGGGTATCTGGCCGGCGGCACTGAGCGGGACGACTTGTTGCTGCACGCGCGGCTCGTCACCAAATTTCGCGGCGGCAAGTCCTTCGGTAGCGCGCGCCTCGTTCGGCGCGTAGATGCCGCCTTGCACGCCGCGCGCCAGACCTTCGATGCGATCCTTGAACGCCGAGCGCAGCAGCGCGGCGGTGTCGAACTCGACGTATTCGTCCGGTTGGCCCTTGAGGCCGAACATGGCGCCGATGGCTTCCTCGATATGGTTCAGCGCGAACCCAAGCCCGGAGGCGATCCAGCTTTGCATGAGCGCCTCGGTCGAGCCGAAGCCGGAACCGCCGAGCCCGAAAATTTGCAGCGGAATGCGGAAGGCGAGCGCGATGTGCTCGTTGCTCAATTTCAAAATCTCGGCCGTCGCCGCGTCGCGGCCGGCTACCGCCCAAGGCTGGACCTTGAGCCCGGCAGTCAGGATCGGCGAACCGCCCTGCTTCAATCCCTTGGCCTGCTCGTTCCAGCGGTCGCGCAGCGCCTGGACTTGATCCTTGTCGAGCACCAGGTCGGTGGACAGCACCGCAGAGGGGCGCGCCTCGTTCGTGTAAAACGAATATTGCTGATTGGCGATTGCCGAGCCGACGCCGATGTCGGCATAGGCCGCGCAGATCGGCGACTCGCCAACGAGAGGTGTCGGCATGCGATTCCGAACGGTATGCAGCCTGATATGCAACACGTCGCGCTGCGGCACCAACAAATGATCGGCGCCAAGCCGGCGCTGGATCACATCGTTGCCGTACAGCTGGTAAAAAATCTCGCCATTGCTGGCGAGGCGGGGGTGCGAAGTAAGCGGGTCCATCAAGTGGAGCTCGTCCACCTCGTAGCGGTCGTTGCGCAATCCGAGCGCATAGGTGTTGCCGTGCAGATAGAGCGAGCGGGTCGCATTGAGCAGAAAATCGCTGCTCGATTGATAGTCGTTCGGATATCGAAGCAGGCGGGACAGCGCCGAATTCTTGACGCGATCCCGCCCGTTCTTCTCGTTCAATCGCCAGTGGTCGCCCGGGCACATCGCCACGGTCTGCGCATAGGCCGAGACGCAAGCCTCGACCATGGCCGACCGTGGCGCGGTGATCGGATCGTACCCGAGCTGCCACCAGTTCCAGCTGCTGCCCACATCGGCCGGCAAGAAGCCGCCCGTGATCGGCAACGCCCAAGGGCCAGGGTGATAGTCACCCTCGCCCCGGCGCACGAACCGATCCGCGATGCGCGCCAGCCAATTGCGTGCGCTCATTCACGCGAAGTGGGCGCCGCCGGGTTGCTGGTGCGGGTGGCGTAGTTGGACCGCTGCTGCGGGCCACCCTTGCCCGCCTCGGCCTGCCGCGATTGCGTGCTTTGCTGCACGGGCGGCGTGGCGTTCGGATCGGCCGGTGAGCCATCCGGCTCTTTGTCGGCGACATGCTGGCCGCTCGCCGCCAAGTCGTTTTCCTCCTGGGTCGGCGTCGGCTTCACCGTGGCCGCATCAAGCGGGGCGGCCATGGTGGTGGGCGCGTGGGTGGTGGGAGTCGGCTTGGGCCCGGCGGCCCGAGCCTTATCGTCGTGCTCTGCCATAGGATTTCTCCGATTTTGCGCGGATCAGGGATTGATCCGGCTTACCAAGTAACGCCGGCGACCCAGGCAACGACGCCAGCGCGACGGATCGTCCAGTTGGTCGGCAGGATCAGCCGCAGCGCCAGACTGTCAGTCTGGAACATCGATTTGACCGGGGCCGCGACCACGCCCGGGGTGCCCGGGGTGCCGATGTCGGCCGGGGCCGTATCTTCCATGTGCAGGGTGGCTTGATCGCTGATCTCGAACCGGGGCGCTTCACCGCCCACGGACACGAAGTCGGCGGCATCGATGGCGACGACCGTGCCCAGCGGCACAGTGCCGGAATCGATGATCGGCCAACCACCGAGCTTGCCTTGGCTGATTTCGTCGCGGAACGGAAACACGCCGGCGCCCGGCGAAGGAACCAAGCCCGCCGAGTTCACTTGCTGGGGGTTCATCAACCAAGCCGGCGCCCGCACGTTGCCCTTGGTACCGGTGAGCAGCGCGCCGGAAATTTGCTTGATGTCGCCGACCAGGGCGGCGAAGCCGCCGCCGGCCGTGGGCGTCAACCCGGTCACGCCACTGAGAATGCCGGCGGGCCGCACCAGGGTCGCCGGATTGGCATCGAGCAGGACGCTATCGAGCGAGATCGCCGTGTCCTCTTGGATCGCATCGCGCAGCAGGCCCTCGATGGCGGGCACGCTGTGCTCATCGATTTCTCTGGTCCACGTGGTGATCACGGCCATTTTCTTCGGGGTCAGGGTCTGAGACGTGAACAAACCTTGACGGACCGGGATCGGCAGGCCTTCGCCGACGAACGATCCGGCGACGGTGGGCGTCGTCGCGCGGGTCGGGATCAGGATGCGCCCGGCCGGCCCGAACGAGAGCGACAGCCCGAGCCGGGACAGTCGCGGATAGACCGCTTTCGGATAGAGCACTTCCATGAAGGCGGTGTAGGTCTGCTGCGACAGTTCGGCGGCCCACCCGGTTACGGTGGTGGTGGCCGGGGCGGTGGCGGCGCGCATCACCCAGGCGAGGGTCGTCTTGTGAATTTCGTCGTCGCCGTAGATTTCTCGCATCACCACATCGAGCGGCTTACGGGTGCGGTGGGCGAGCAATTGCACGACGCCGCAATGCACCAGCAAATCGATCGGATCGAGCTTCTTGCGCGGGAACGAGAACGGCCGCGCCGCCTGCTCGAAGCCGGTGCTGTGGGTGGTCGTCGCATCCCGGGAACCCCGCGACACGACGATGGCACGCGAGCCGTCATCGGAATTCGCCGCGAGCAACCGCTCCGAGTCCCGCAGCGCATTGAGCCCGCGTTCCTCTTGGATGATCTTCTGATTGAGTTCTTGCGAAGCATCAA